AACTCACCCCGGGTACGCGCCATACGGTGAGAGCAAAAGTCAGAATCCTGTATCGTCTTAGCCCTTGGGTTGATTAAAAAATCTTCCGGCTCGACGGTTTCGACACAGACCTTGCTCTTGTCTGTGCGCCTTCTTGTTGTCCCGGACATAGCCATTTGCGAGTACGCTGTGCCGGTTTGCTCGTCCACAATCTCGACAGACTCCTCGACCAGCTCTACCAGCTCAACTTCTGGGTCAGACATCATTATGTTGAACTCGTTCTCGCCAAACTGCTCGAACTCTTCACTTTCATACTGATAGTCAACCTTCCAATACCGCTTCACGATCCCGGTTTTAGCAATCAACGCATCGTGTATAACGTCGGTAAGGATCTTGTAACCGTCGTTCTGGCGGTAAAAATTGTAGTTTGTCCACGCGGTTGCCATACGGGCACCAAACGCATCCTCGGGCGACTGCGCGTCAAAACGGCATACGTTTCTGTCGGCGCTAAATGTCTCTAGCATCATTGCCTTGACGGCCTCAACGGCGTCAAAAACATCCATCGAAACATGCTGGCTGCGCCCACGCACCTCGTTGCCCATCGGCTCGCCATAATAATAGCGATGCCCTTTGTCTCTTTGATCGCCAACCTCGCTGTTTGCGTAGGTATCGGCGGCGTCGATGTTGCGCTCTAGCGTCGAGAGCAACTCCTGCTCGTCAATAGTCATATTCATGGCTGGTATATCCTGTTCTGTTGTCAGTTTGTTGCTGCTCTACCTCGTTTTGACCGTAACGGGTCACGGAAATGGCCGCATAACGGGTTGCGTCCATCAAATCGTCAAATTCCTTGTGTATCCGCCCTTTTTTTCGGTGATATCTACGAAATTCCTCGAACCAAGGGGTTAAATTCTTAAAAACTTGCAGTCTGCCGGTGCGAAAACGCTCCAACAGCTCCATCAGCCCCGGCTCCACATAATTTGAGCCGTCTGGATTAGTGAATTTGCCCACCATAAGCACCCCTGCCTCGATATACATCTCTGCCAGTGTCTTACCTGAGCCTTTTTCCGTTGAATCGCCGTCATGCGGGTAAATCATGGGGATGGTTTTACCGCGTGACTTGATAGCCGACGCATGAACCGCCGGTATCTCGCCTTCTTTTTTGTACACGTCGTACACAAAGATCGTATCGGTGTCCGGGTTATAAGCAGTCCACACCACACAGGTAGGGTGAGTGATACCAAAATCGATAGCGGCCAGTTTTTTGTAGTGGCCGGGGATCTCGAACGCCTCACACTTCACAACCTCTTCGCTAATCGGGAACACCATGCCCTCGCCAAGCACCGGGATGCCTTTAGATCGCATTTCACGCTGGTACTCTGGGATGGCGGCAAGGAGCTGCTCCTTGGTCTCTTTGTTCAGATGCTTTGCATCGTCCCACGTTGCGTTTGCGAGGTGCTGACCCTGCTGCCGGTTGTCCATAAACTGCGCGACTAACTCGGTGACGCCGTTTTCAGGCGTGAATGTCATCGTGACGTAGCCGCCTTCGCCGCCGTTGCCGGTTGCAGTTCGCGTTAAGCACTGGGGGTAGATTGTTGGGTCAACGGGTTCTTCGTCAATCCAGATAAAATCTTGGGAGCTGCCCATCAGGACGTGCTGCCCCTGCGTATAGGACTTGAAACTTACCAGTGAGGTGTTGCCAGCGGAGTGTCTGACCGCCACATCTCTAGGCAGCCTTGGTGTGCCCATTGCCGGTGTAACCTGATAGACCTGATCCTGACGAATAAGGCCGTTACCGTCGAATTTGCCCTCGCCTAGATAGGCACCAAACAGCTCCTTCACCACAACATCGCGGAGCTGCTCTCCTGACACCCCTAAACACCAGATCGAGGTTGGTTTTTTGAAGCGTATCCCGCTCCACCACTCGGGGTAGCTGCCGGTAAGATGAAAAGCCACCTCTACGGCCATGCTGGCAGTTTTGCCGACTCTGTTTGCAGCCATCAAAAGACGCTGCTTGTTCTCGTTTCCGGCTTTATAGAATTTGCGCTGCCAAGGGTAAGGCGTGAAATGATCTAGCCGGTGGGTTCGCTTGTGTTCTTTTACGACAGCAATAGCCTTGGCTATTTCTTCCGCTTTTTGTTGCTGGGCCTCTGTTAAATCAGGAGTCCCTTTTTTGCGAAACGCTTTTTTTGAAGTGCTTATCGCCATAAGCCGCCCTCAGTATGTAACTCGATATACCCCCCGTAGCCCCCCGGGGAGGGAGTCCCTGTTTTGCGAAGCCGACCTAGCCGGTCTCGTAAGTTGTTGATTTTATTACATTTTTTATTTTGCATCGGAGCGAGGTGTACCGCCAACTGTACCAACATAGCCGAAAAGCCCGTCACAGCTACCGATGCACCAGACCCGTGATCTGATATCACAGCTTCGATGGGTCGATCCCCGCGGCCTTCAGCGCCTCGATAGCCGCATCGAGTGTCACGTCTACGCCCATAGCGCCACTGTGCTCGACCTCCTGCTTGTCTGACCAGCCAGCGCGATTCTTGAGAAAGAAGATCATGCTAGACGCATTGCCCTTATCGACGGCGTTCTCGTACAGGGCGTTGGTCACAGACTGCACACCAGCGGCCTTCCCCGCCTTTAAGGTACTTGCAAATTCCTCATTATCGCTCTTACGCCGTTCCAGCGTAGCGACACTGATACCGAGGCTGGTCGCTATCTGCGCCTCAGTCAGTCCTATCTTCGCCAGCCCGTAAAGCTGATCAAGATTGATTTCTTTTTCGATAGCCATTGAATTCCCTTGCAATTCAGTTGCTTAGATTCCGCGAGTATGCCTGCACAATACTCTGTTGGCTATACCACAATCAGTTGACCGCAAGTGAGTCAACCAACACGGGTTTTTGCTCCGGTCTCGGAATGGGCACCCCAACTCGCTACAGCCCTTACGCCTCAACGCCTTTTCGCATTTGTGCCATGAGTCGGGATAAATTTTCAAACCACATGAGATTGCGTTTCTATTTTCTTTTTTATTTCCTGCTGGTTTAACTTTTTACCTGTCTCTCTTACCCCTCTCTCTTAATAAAGAAAAAAAGATAGTAGAAACAGTAAGTTGCGTGCTCCGGGTTAATCTCTGCGATCCCGGCACAATCAAAGGCAGTATCGGCACACCCGGCACAGCGGGCGTCGATATTGGTAGGTTACTTCTTGCTTTCTTGCATGAGGTAGCGCCGACGAGTCATCTGCGCGTTACTCAGCTTCACGCCTTCCCGGTTGTAAGCCGAAGAGTCTGCGACGGTTATCTTACCGCCGCGCTCCAGATACTCGGCTACTAGGCGCTCTATTTCGGCTCTCTGAGCCTCTTTGACGGGGTTAGGGCTGTTACGCATCAGTGAATAATCCTCGGCCCCTCTACGGCCTCTACGTCGGACTGACAGCAAATGCTGTACAGCTCATAGCTGCGGCGTTCAACAAACTGATCGCCGTATGGTTCTCGATCGATCGATACCTGCTCGATAACCTCGCACTCCCTGCCGCACGTCGTGCAGCGGTACTCATCGTCTTCAATCATCGCAACGCACCCCCAGCTCTAAATAGTCGCTGTGCAGCTTGTGAACGCAGATCCGCTCGACGTACATCTTCTGCGAGTGCAGCGCGTCTTCGTAGTCTGCGTCGGACGCAACGCCCCACACGATGAAGAACGCGATAAAGCCTGCAATCGCTTTGTAGTTGATACCCATTGGTTGATCCTACTCCATTTGGTTGTAATTAAAATTGTGGCGGTTGGATTGATTTAGGCCGGTGGTTCTATGAGGGGCGGCCTGTTTGCATCGATCCTGTTTCACGGCCAGCGTTAATTAAACTGGCTCACACTGAGGCCGCCACTCCCCTGCGGGAGATGCCCCTTATCTGTTACTCCTCGTCTTTCACCACCGCGTAGTCCTTGGTGATCTTGCCTAGCTTGGCGTTGCCTCGCTCATGCGGCTTGATGTAGATCGTTTTGTATATCTCACCAAACTCGTTTCGATAGTGACGCTTATGCCCGACCACCTCATGCCAGCGCACACCGTAGCTGGCAGTGCTCTTAGGCTGTTTTGGTACGATCACGCGCCCTCGCGTCTTAGGTAGTTTGAGAAGCACCGTGTGATGCGAGTCGTATGGCGTGATGTTGCCCCGCATCGGCTTGCTGCCCTGCACACCGATATTGCGCGGCTCCTCAACGAACCAGTCGAAGTTCATCAGGCTCAGTATCGCCATCAGCCAAGCCATCTTGTTCGCTTCCTCTCGCCGGTCAAACGGCACCTGCTTATTGTTCTCAGGACGATCATCGATGTAGTTGTTCAGCCCGATGCGCCATCGTTGACCTGTAATGGTCTGCATGTCTGGCGAGAACTCACCTTCTTCGTCACCTAATAGCCACATCGCGTTGAGCGCGTCATTAGCCTCAATCTGCGCGGGGAGATAAGTGCTGCCGTCTCTCTGGAATATCTGCTCACTGGCCCAGATGTCCGTCGATCCTGACAGCTTCGATATGCCTACCCGTTTTTGTAATTTGCCGCTCGCCAGTCTCACTGGCTCATCAACAGCGCCCATGCTTTCGGCCTTATCCATAAGCTCATTAACCTTGGAGAATCGAGCCGGATGCTTGCTATTGATCTCGTAGTAATTCTCGAAGTGAAAGCACTCTCCTGCCTTCACCGCGTAGCTACGTTCAGCATGACCGTTGTCAAACCTGTAGACATTAGGCATCGTCATGATGTGCCAACCCGTCAAGCCTCGATGTTGCAACGGGTCATGAGACTCCCACTCAATCCACATATTGTTATGACGTGGTCGTGCGTTCAGACAGGCGTTGTACAGTGCTCGCTGGTTGCCCTTCTCGACGGATGGGCGAAGGAACTCAATGATCTCGTCAGATATGGTGTAGCTGACAGCTTTGCGTAACCCGTGAATCGGGTCGTTAAGCCTTTGCTTAGATGCCTTCTTCCAAAAAATCTTGTGCTCTTTGGTATGTTCGTATTCCTCCATACCAACCAGCTTAGCAAAGGGTTGCTGCTTTGCCGCGATGGCCTCGCCCTGCAAGTCGCCTAGCTGCATTTCCCATATTTTTTCACGGTAAGAGTCCAATGTTTCGTTCAACCCCTTGCTCATTTTTCCTTCCTTATCGCTTCAATCGGTACAGGTTTTCGTTTGTCGGCAGCAGCTCCCTCGCACGCTCATCCATGTACATGAAGTTGCTGCTGTCAGCGCCGCACTCCCAGCACTTGCTGTCGAAGTCGCCGCCGTTCTGAGCGTGGTGCCGCTGCTGCCGGTTGCACTTGCCGCACACCAGCCAATCCTTGAGGGGCACCCCCACTATCTTGTACCGCTTATTGGTCAGTACCTCCTGCGGCGACACCGCCTGCCAATAGACAGTTACACGCCTTCCGCTTTTTGCTGCGCTTTGCATGGCTATAGCTCCTTCCGGGCCGCTTACGCGGCCTGCATGTTGTTGATGGCGTGGGCAACCGCTTCGCGGTGCATGTTTTCGCCCCACGACTGGTAGGCTTTGATATCCCACTCGCCCCACGACTCAGCAAAACGGTGGTG